CAGGTAATCGCTACTTTCGAATAGATACGCAATATCCCGGAAGTTAGTTAAAGCCATTCCGCGATTACTGCTCATTATTAACTGATTCTTTTCTCCAAACAGTACGAGGCCCGAAATAGCGCGCATTCGACCTATATGCGATTTTCCATTCTGTCTGGCAGCTAATAAGAGTATAGATTTGCGTATAAAGTTTTCGTTACCATCGACAGCCAACATATCAGTTAAACACCACCGCTGCCAGTCGAGTAAAGGTACTCCGATAGCTGTAGCCAGGTCTGCGACCTCGGCAATCCGGGATATTAGTGGTCAGCAATTTTATCAAGCTTGCGGTGAAATGCACGAAGCGATGAGTAATAAGCGTATGGTGCATAGCGGTCAGGATATTTTGATTAATCACCTAACCAACTGCGCAGCAAAAACTAATGATAGTTCCTGGAGAATCGTAAGACGTAAATCAGCTGGGCCTGTAGATATTGCTATCGGATTAGCTATGGTAATTCACGTATTAACTGAGCCACCTGCTGAGGCACAGATATACAGTTAGACACGCACTACGCAATCCCGAAATATACTTGACTATTAGAGGAAAATAGTATCTATGGGATTACTGGAAACTTTGGGCCTAAGAGCCACTAACACAGCTGCCGAATCTGCGACCCCTAAAATAACTGCGCAATATGCGCCAGCAGTAATGGATACTACATACGGTTACGGATATTTTAATACTGGATCTGCATCGTTAGGTATTGGTGCAATTAATCGAGATGCTGCCATGATGTTTCCAGCGGTGTCAAGGTGTCGTAACTTAATTGCCGGAGTTATTGCTTCGCTCGATTTAGAATTATATAAAAAATCTACCGGTGAAGAATTAGGTAAACCTTTATGGTTAGACCAACCTGATTACAGACAACCAAGAAGCGTTACGATTGCTTGGACCGTTGATAGTTTGGCATTTTATAATTTAGCTTATTGGAGAATGACCGAGCAATATGCCGATGACGGTCGAGGATCTAGATATGAATGGATCGCTAATAATCGCGTAACTTTTACTACAAATAAATTTGGTACAGAGATAGAAGAATATTATGTGGACGGAATCCGCGCGCCGATGTCCGGACTTGGAAGTTTAATTACTTTCCAAGGTTTAAACGGTGCCGGAATTTTGCAATCAGGAGCACGCACAATCCAAGCAGCTTTAGATTTAGAAAAAGCGGCATCCGTTAGTGCTGCTACACCAATGCCAACAGGATATATAAAAAATACCGGTGCAGATTTACCGGAGCAACAAATTAGCGGTTTACTTGCATCATGGAAAGCAGCTAGACAAAATCGCAGCACAGCTTATTTAACTTCTACACTTTCATACGAAGCTACTTCTTTTTCACCTAAAGAAATGATGTATAACGAAGGTTTACAATTTCTTACTACTCAGGTTTGCCGTTTATTTGGAGTACCGGCTTGGATGTTATCTAGTGATATGAATAATAGCATGACGTATCAAAACGTATTAGATTCTAGAAAAGAATTTTTAGCTTATACGTTACAGCCTTATATTTCAGCTATTGAAAATCGTTTATCAATGAATGATATGACCGCTAACGGTAACGTAGTTCGTTTTGCCGTCGATGATACTTTCTTACGAGCAGATGCAGCAGCTAGATTAGACGTTATTGAAAAAATGTTAAATCTTGGATTAATTGATATTGACCAAGCTAAAGAAATGGAAGATTTAACGCCGGACGGAAACGAATCCGATGAAATGGAAGTAGAAGACGATTTTATGGAAGAAGATGTATTAGATCCCGGAAATGAATTAGGAGCATAAATGGAAATAGAAAACGTACGTTTAACCTTTGCAAGCGAAATTGAAAGCAGCGACCAAGGGCGTAGGTTAATCTCTGGTATCGTGTTGCCGTTTAATACTGTAGGCAATACTTCAGCTGGTCCAGTAATTTTTCAAAGTGGATCGGTAGAAATTCCCGAAGCTCGCAAAATAAAATTGTTAGCGCAACATAGCCAAAACGATCCAATCGGGCGAGCACAAAGTTTTCAAGTAACCCAGGATAAAATTTACGGCACTTTTAAAGTAAGTGCATCACAAAAAGGTACAGATTATTTAACTTTAGCCGCTGAAGATTTAGTAAGTTCACTAAGTATCGGTGTAGATGTAATTAAGGCTAAAAAAGATAAAGACGGCGTACTAGTCGTATCTAGTGCCGTAATGCGTGAAGTTTCTTTAGTCGAGAGCCCGGCCTATCCGGATGCGATCGTTACTAAAGTAGCTGCTAGCGAAAGCGAAGCAGAAACCGAAGAAAAACCAACCGAAACAGAAAGCGAGGCTACTGTGGATAAAACTCCCGAGCCAACCGAAACTAAGGCAGAGGCAGATACTCCAGTAGTAGAAGCCGCTCGCCCTGTAACTGCAACCCCTTATATCTCCACAGCTGTACGTTCACCTATTAATTCAATGGGTAGCTATACAGAGCACAAAATTAAAGCAGCTTTAGGATCTGACGAATCACGTCTATTTATTGCTGCAGCTGATGATTCATTTTCTACAAACCCAGCATTTAATCCAGTTCAATACCTAAGCGAGTTTGTAACTAATACTCGTTTTGGTACTCCAGCTATTGATGCTTGCAGCCAAGGCACATTACCTAGCCAGGGCATGTCCATAAGTGTCCCTTCTTTGGTTACTAGTGCAGGTGGTCAATCAGGTGTAGCTCCAGTAGTAACTGTAGAAGCCGAAGCCGGCGCAGTACAAAATACTGGAATGGTTACAGAATATCTAACTGGTACAGTAAGTAAATATTCAGGTATGAATACACTCTCCGTAGAGCTTCTAGAGAGATCAGATCCTAATTTTTACTCAGAATTGACAACCCAGTTACAGAATGCCTATTTAACTGCAATCGATACAGCTGTAGTAGCTGCATTAATTACAGCCGCTACCGCTGCTTCAAATGAAACAGCTGACAGCACCGGCATTATTGATTTTACTTCTGAAGCCGCTGCTAATATTTATAAAAATACTGGCTATTTTGGTCAAAATTACATAGCTAACCCATCACAGTATCAAGCTCTATTGGGCGCAACTGATACAACTGGACGACCAATTTACAATGCGATTCAACCAATGAACGCAGCTGGTGATGTACGTCCATCATCTATTCGTGGAAATGTATTAGGACTTGATTTATACGTAGACAAGAACTTCTCACAGACCGCATTTGATGATAACTCAGCAATCATCCTAGCACCAGAATGCTGTTGATATAGACACTGGTACTGTAATACCAGGTATCGTGCCTGTTATGGTGTGTTGCCCACCGTAAGTTGATCCGCAACCCTCGATGGCTACGCTTTGTCCTTTTACAAATATGCCAGGATTGGCTAATACTAAAGTTGCAACATTGTTTTGTAATCCAGCAGCTACTACTGGCGCATTATTAAACCAAAGATATTGATTAAGTAGGTCTTGCGCTGTTTGACAGACTTCCTCAATAATTGCGTCACTGTACAGCGAGCCAATACCCAAATTTGTCCGCAACTCTGCTTTGGTGACATAGGTGGCTGGCATGCTGTCCTTTCTTAAAAGCTCCCCTGGGGCTAGGGCTACTAAACCCCAGAGGATTACTTATTTGTTAATTAGGCCTTTGCGTACTTAATGATTCCGTAAGGCATTTTGGCGATTGTTGCCATAAATCCGTAGATCGCAACCTGTACTTGTAGGTTAGATACTACGTTTACTGACATAAACGCTTGTGGTGAACGGTAAACAGTGAATGCTTCTGGTGCAAGGATTACTGCTGATCCATCATCAAATGTAGTGGCTGAGAAGTTCTTGTCTACGTATAGATCAAGTCCTAATACATTTCCACGGATTGAAGATGGTGCAACTTGTCCAGCTGCGTTCATTGGTTGAATTGCATTGTAAATTGGGCGACCAGTTGTATCAGTAGCACCTAATAGGGCTTGATACTGTGCTGGGTTGCCAATGTAATTCTGTGCAAAATAACCAGTGTTCTTGTAAATTAATGATGCTGCTTCTGATGAGTAAGCAATAATTCCATCACTATCAGCAGTTGTGGCTGATCCGTTTGTACCAGCAGCCAACAATGCTGTTAATGCAGCT